ATGAAAAAAATAAGACTGCACCCCGACTTGAAGAAACAAATTGCTAAAGAATTTAAGGTTACCTACCAAACGGTAACCATGAGTTTGAAATTTGTGTTCGAATCACCCAAAGCCGAAGCCATACGCCAGCGTGCGTACGAATTACTAAATGACGAAATAGAACAAAATAAAAACTAAATATATATGAACCAACTAATTACAATTACCGAAAACAACGGCAACAAAGCCGTATCAGCAAGAGAATTACATGCTTTTTTAGAAGTTAAAACAGATTTTAAAGATTGGATGCCTAGAATGATTGAATATGGATTTGAAGAAGGATTAGACTTTAGCTCTTTTTTGAGCGAAAGTACAGGCGGCAGACCTTCAAAGGAATACGCTCTCACCCTCGACACAGCCAAAGAAATCTCGATGCTTCAAAGAACCGACAAAGGCAAGCAAGCGCGTCGTTACTTCATAGCCATCGAGAAGCAAGTTACCCAGCCTGTGACAATGCTAGATAAAAACAGGCAACACCACACTTTACTGGGATTGTTGAAACAAAACCTAAACCGTGGAGATATAAAAGCTATTGCACACGAAAACGGATTTAGCTATGATGCTGTGCGAAATATTTTTTATGCCAGCTCTAAACGCCCCGAAGTAATTAGAGCCATTTTCGATAAGGCACTGGCAAACAAAAAAACAATTGGAGCAAATACCCAAGACATGATAAACCAACTTACACTAGGATTATGAAAACAACAACAACCAAGTACCACCTCAATAGAGATTGCACACACGTAGTAATCGAAAAGCTAATTTATTTTTTTGGCTTTGTAATAGAAAGACGTTTAACCACTTTAATTTTTTAGAATATGAAACCAATAGTAATAAACATTGACAAATTGATTGAAAACTTTTCAATCACAGGCGAACTAAAAGAATCAAAAGAAACCATTACACAGTTTGTTACGGAAGCACTATTAGAGGCGGTTACTGATGTAAATCTTTTGGATGTAGAAAACAAAAAACAAGAACCTAATAACGCAAGGGCTAAAAAGATAGAGCAACGATTTAATGAAGCTAGGTATTCTCAAGAGAGAAAAATAGAAGGTTTTACTACTCGACAATTTCAAACCAAAAGCAAACCTCAAGAGGCATACAGGCTTGTAGTAGGTTCGCGTAATTCTGCAAAATTTGGCCCAGATACAAAAACACTTCAGGATTTATTGCCCGCATCTGTATTGTGTAGCGAAGTTTACCGTGATTTTTGTTTTCTAATAGTTCATCAATCGGGTCGCGATCGGGAAAAATATTTTTTTGAAATGTTCCACAAAGCAATTCAACAATTGGAGGCAAAATAGAATCTAAATAATCTGCGTGTTTGGTTAGCTTTTTTTGATGAGTTGCAAAATATCCTGTCCTATCAGCTAAAGTAAAATCTATGTAATACGTAACATTCATAATTACTATTATTTAATTGTTAGAACTGTAAATATAGTAATTATCTCCGATACAGCGTTCGTCGCCTACAAGTGCAAGGTTCAAGTCCTTGGTCGGAACAAAAAAATAAAAATATGCCATTTATATATTCAAATAAAATCGTTGCAGTAGAAACTTGGGAATTAACACCAAAATGGTGGAATTCTGAAAAGAGTTTATTACAAGAGATATGGAGATACAAAGAAAAACCTTTCGGTATAAAAAGGCTCGAAGGTTGTTTCAAAGATGGTAAAGGATTAATCAATTTCGACTCCCTAACAGCAACAATTCAAGATGCCTTGGGCGATCCAAGAAAAGCCGAACACCCAATGCAACCTTATTTTGAGTGGGACTCAGAAGCCCCAGTTTTTTATTCAGAATTCAAACGTGCTGGCGCAAGACTTAAACCTGAAGAACAAGAAAGATATATTATAAACGCTAGTGTTATGAAAGCAGTTTTAAAACTGGAACAAGCACGAATAGCCGAACGAATAAATAAAAGAAAATCATGTGCCGGTGTTATTGAAAGTTTGCGTTACGATGTTGAGAGCTTCCAGAACCATTTAAAAGTAAAACATCAAGTAGAACATACTTTGCCCGTTTCAACACGGTTTAAAGATATTTTAAAAGACTTTAAAACCAACGGACATATTGCAATTATTAAAGACCCGAACGGCACAGGAAAACAAAATGCAAGAATAGTGACTGATAAATACGAAATGCTATTTAATGGCTTATTCAAAAACCAAACGCATAAACCAACACCTACCGAGGTGGCTAGAAATTTTGAAGCTTTCCTAAATGGTTATGCCGAAGTGTATAATGAAGATACAGGCGAATTATACAACCCAAAAGACTTTAAAAAGTTGAGTATAGCGACTATTATCAACTACATCAACAAGTGGGAAAACAAATTAGTTACTCACAAAGCAAGAAGTGGCGACCGCCAAGTGTATTTAGGAAATTTCAAGCCACACCATCAAATGGATTTACCAACACTTGCAGGATCTATAATTTCTATCGATGACCGTCAACCACCATTTGTTTACAACAAACAAAATGATAGAGTTTGGTTTTATTTAGGTGTCGATATTGCTTCACAAGCCTTTACCACCATTGTGTACGGCAAAACTAAAGAAGGTATCATCGTTGATTTTTATCGTCAAATGGTTCGAAATTATACCGAGTGGGGGTTTTGTTTGCCTTGGGAGTTAGAGTGCGAAAGTTCATTAAATAGTAGTTTCAAAGACACGTTACTGCGACCAGGCGCCATGTTTCAAGAAGTAAAAATTGAAGCCAACAATGCACGTGGGAAGTATATCGAGAGAATGAACGGAAAGCTACGTTATGAGGTCGAAAAAGATGCGTTAGGTTGGTTGGCACGTCCAACAGCAAAAAGCGAAGCTAATCAGTTGAGTAGTGCAAAAAAACAAATTATTCCTTACGAGATTTTAGTAAACGAAAGAATGTTAGAACTAGAACAATGGAATAACAGCGCACACCCAGAACATAAAAATTTAAGTCGTTGGGACTATTTTGAAGCCAATCAAAATCCAAACTTAAAACCAACCAATTGGAACGCTATACTGCCAGTAATAGGACATAAAACACCAACTTCTTGTAATGGTGGTTATATAAAATTGCAAGGACTAAAAAGAGCCATTGCCGAAGACGGAAAAATACTAACTGGTGAAGCATTGATTCAACAAATGCGAACCATCGAAGGCAAAGAGTTTGATGTTTATTGGCTCGATGGAAACGACGGTCAAGTGCTGAAAGCTTTTGTTTATCTAAACGACAGATTGATTTGCGAAGTGATGGAAATGCCACGATACAATCGTGCAAAAGCCGAACAAACGGATGCTTGCCATGAAGCTATTAAATTACAATCTGCCTACGTGGCTTCGGTAGATGCTTTTGAAAAACGACAAAGAAACAAAATCGAAAATATCCAAATTATCGACAACACTCCTAAAACGGTAAACTCAAATTTCAGAATGCCAAATCTAAAAAGGTTTGAACGTAATGAAGTTCCAAAAGAAATTTTAGACGACGACAACGACGAATTTGAATACGTACCAAACCAATATCAATCAGAACGAACCCTAACATCAACATTATGGAAATAACAGCACGATTTCAACAAGAAGTAATAAAAGCAATTTTAGATGGTCGTCAAAATTTTGAAGGCTTTGACAAAGATTACGCAAAAACATTAGATATTAATTATTCGGTTTATAGTCGTCTAAAAAATGGAGAAACCAAAGAATTAATCAAGGGGCCAAAACTAATAACCATTGCAAGAAAACTAAATGTTCAAATGTTTGAAGACACTTGGAAATCAGTTGAAACTACCGTTTATATCAAGATAAAAGAAGACTTGCAAAAATGCCAAAATCATAGTATTTCAATCATTTTAGTTGACGATTGCGGTATTGGCAAAACCTATTCGGCTCAAAGAATAGTTAAAAAAATGACTAATGCCTTTTATATTGACTGCAGCCAATGTAAAACCAAATCACATTTTATAAGAACATTGGCAGGTACGGTTGGAGTTAGAAATAGTGGCAGATACATAGATGTAAAAGAAGATTTAAAATACTATTTAAACAATTTTACAAAGCCATTAATTGTATTAGACGAAGCTGGAGATTTAGAATTTGAAGCGTTTTTAGAACTTAAAGAATTGTCAAACGCCACAGTAAAAAGATGCGGTTGGTATATGATGGGTGCCGATGGACTACGTGCAAAACTAGTACGAGGTATTAGAAATGAAAAAGTAGGGTTTAAAGAACTTTTTGACCGCTACACAGGAACTTTTACACAAATAAGCCCAAGTGGCAAAGATGACCGCACCGCATTTTACATCGACTTAATAGGTTCGGTAGCCACAGCAAATGTAAGCAATCCTGAAAAAGTAAATAAGTTGGTGAAACAATGCCTAAAGAAGGAATCAAGCCTCCGTTTATTAGAAACACTCATAAAAACAGACGAGTAAAATGGCTAGAGCAATATCAACCAAAACGCTTTTTGAGAAAAAGTATAAAGAATTTGAGTTTACAGGTGTTTGGGGTGACGTTCTCGGAAATCCTGAAAAAGGTAAAGAGTGGTTAATATTTGGAGACGAAAAAAACGGAAAAACACTATTTGCTTTGAAGCTTGCAGAATACATAAGTCAATTTGAAAGTGTGATGTACATATCTGCCGAAGAGGGTTTTGGAAAATCATTTCAACAAAACGCAAAAGAGAGAGCAAAAATAGATTTTAAAAAATCGAAAGTGAAATGGTTAGAAGGTGAACCACTTGATGAAATAGAAAGGATTTTAGACAAACGCCAGTCGCCGAAAGTAGTTTTTTTTGATAATATGACAGCTTATAAAGACGAATTTGTGAATGGACGTTATAGGAAACTAACTCAAAAATATCCAAACATAACAATGGTTTTTGTGGCCCACGAAGAAAGAGGCGAACCCTATACTGCAGCTGCAAAATTGTGTAAAAAGTTAGCTCGTATTATTTTTAGGGTTGAAGGAATGGTTGCCAATATAACGGGAAGTTGTCCAGGGGGTCAAATAATAATAGACGAGCAAACGGCTCAACTAATATACGGAAGTCAAATTAAAAAATAAAACCATGAGCAAGATTTTAAAATTTTTAAAGAAAACGCCCGAAGATTACGAAACAGCCTTTTTTAAAACCTACTTACACTGGTGTATGGCTTTTGCTACAAACTACGGCAACGATTTGCAAAAAGTAGTAGCCAATAGTAGTATCAGTAAATATTATAATATGGAATATGCAAAATGCGAGGCTAAATTTTTAGAACTCATTTCGTTTTACCACACCGAAATAGGCATCACACCAAAAGAAGCGCAAAAATTATATGACAAGTGCATTTTTGATATGAATAATAGATTTTGTAAACCGCTAATAGACCAAGCTAAAAAAACCAACATATACCATGATATTACAAAAAATTAGAACCAAGATAAACCAGTTAGAACAATCGCTAATACACAACCCAAACAACCCCGAACGTGCCGCCATAGAAACTGATTTGCGAAAACTAAAACAAGAACTACAAGAACAAGAATCACCACGTACTTTCGAGCGAGACACTTTCGATATTAGCGAACAAAAACTACACAAAAATGAGTAATAGAGGATTAGAAATTCTAGAAACGAGATCAGAAATTCTAGAAACAGTACTTCGGTATGATTCCGAAAAAAAAGGAAAGTTTTCACGAGGCGAACGAATCATGATCAACCAGGAGCGCGCCCATTTGTATAAGCAAACAGAAGATCCAGAAGTTGATAATTATAACCAATCGCTCGCAATTGAAACTAAAATATACAAGTGCCTAGCACTTATAAGACAGGAGAACTGGAAACCCAAGCCCTTTGTGCCAGAATATTAAACACACACACACACACAATGAGTATTTTATTTTATATACCACCGATACCAAAAGTTAAAAGAATTTTGAAGCCCAGAAAAAAGGTAACACCTTTTAACAACCGAAGGTACAAGTTGCATCAACTTGTAAAAGGCCTATGTGATTTGAGAGTAAAAGAAAGAACAATAATCATAGGCAATTCAATACCAATAATAGATAAATATATTATCGAATTACAAACTAAATTTCAATACAACATACAATCTGAAATATTTGATGCCAATGATATTGAAGTAAAAGAACCTAAAATAATAACAAATTAAATTTTAAAAAAATGAGTGCAGAAACACAACAAATCGACATCAAACAACTATCTCCAGAACATAGAAAAGCATTAAAAAAACAACTGGCACAGGAAGAAAAAATAGAGAAGCAAAACACCGCCAAACAGCGTGAAACTTTAAAACAGTTTAAAGACGATTTTACTATTGCCGAAGTAGAAGAATTTTTGCCAGTTCGAGACAACATTGAAATATTAATAGCTCGAGCATTCGAGAATCATAAACCTATATTAGACTTGGAATGTGAACTTAATGGCGAAGCAATTTTAAACCAAGACAGCCACAGTAATAGCTTAAAAGACGGCTCATATAGTTTCTCAATAGGCTATAATATGACCGATACCTTTGACGGTAGCGAAGGACTAGGCGTAGAAAAAGTAAAACAATATATAGACTCACTAAAAGGCGAAGATATTAAAACACAAAATCTTGCCAATGCCTTAAATATTTTTCTAAAACCACAGCCTATAACAGGAATGTTAAACCCAAATAGCTTAAAACAGCTCTCAAAACTTCGATATGATTACGATGACGAACTATTTACCGAAGGCATCGAAATTATAGAAAAGGCGGCAATTAAAGTGCGAAGCTCGCAATTTATAGAAGGTTGGAAAATGGTAACTATGCCTAATGGACAGTTTAAGAAAGTAAAATTCAGATTTTCTATCTAATGAAAGAATATATCAACCACTTAATATTCTGCTTTAAGCACAGATTAAGATTTTAGTTAGGTTAGTTGGTCTCCCGAGTAAGCTCATGGGAAGAGCTTTGGAAGAATGTGTTATCGTTAAATCTTTTCTCAGGATACTTTTTAACACAGGACAAGGTTGCAGGTTCGAGTCCTGCCTCGGGAACAAATTTTAAAAAATAAGTAAAATGAAAGATAATAAACAATTCCAGCATTATACAAAAATAGCGGGTGCATTAAATAGTATTTTCGATAAAGATAGCGAACATTTTATCGATGTTTTTGATGATAATTATAGTGCAAACGATTTTATCCATGTCTTAGCCACACGAGTTCCGCAAATGGTTGTAGCAAAATTGACTAATAACAAATTCGATCCTTTAGAATTCAACCACTTTTGCAATAAGCTAATAATGCAGGATAGAATAGATAACCATAAATAATTTGTGAAATGACAGCAATACTCGAAAAACCAATCACCCCATTCCAAATAAAACGCATCATGCAAAACTGCTCTTACCAAGTCGAAACAAAAAACGAATGGGTACAATGGGTAACTGGAGACGTTAACCGCACCAGTCTAAAATCTATTACTCACGACCAAGCGGTTAAAATTATGCTGGCACAAACAGGCTCTACACTGCTAAGTGAAGCCAAAGAAAATTGGGGCTATTTCGACAACCAAAACAGCCAACACCGCTACATAACTGTATTACTCCGTAACGCCGATATTGTAGTAAAAAGCAATAAGTGGGGCGAGGTGGCCGATATGGAGGGTTGGTTTTCTAAATTCCTACAATCTAACCGATGCCCAGTAAAAAAGCCACTCAAAAAAATGACCCCTAGAGAAGTTTCAAAAATAATAACAGCGCTCGAGGGTGTGGCTCTTTGGAAAAATTCAATTTAATATGGTACATATTGTAATATCAGCCCTCTTAATTATTAGCCCAATTGCAGTGTTAATTAGGATGTATTATCTAATTAAAAAAAAAACAGAACAAGACGACTGCCGCCACAAAAACACCTTTACTGCTGTAGCGCATGTAGTAGTAACCTGCGAAACGACCACAATAACCTGTCTAGATTGTGGTAAAAAATTAAAAACAGAAACTGACTGCAGATGAAAAAAATAGCCAAAATAATAACACAATGAAAGTAACTATTGAAAATTTTATTAAAACCTTTCCAGAAACAGAATTAAGAGAAGGAACTGTAAGGGTCGCATCAAACACGCATTATCAGCTAATGGAATGGTCGTCATTGTATCCAGAAAAATGCAAAATTTGGGTAAAACATAGCCAAAATACAGGGCAGCACAAATCTTGGATGATACCACTTAACGGAGATTTTACTTTTAATGAAATAGCCATGTGTAGGGATATTATCAACAAAACATTGTTTGAAAATCCAGAATGTTCAGACTATCTATTGCATATCATCATAGAAGACTCCTTACGAGAATACCGATAATTTTTAAATTTAATAGATGAAAGTAGAAATAAAAACAACCTATGATCAGTTGCTTTTTCTGAATCAATTTATAGCTAATAATTTGCCAGTTCAGATTGTCAACCAAGAAAAAAAAGTAAAAAGCCTGTTTTACTTAATTACTGAAATTGCGACTAAAATACTCAAAAAAACAATAGATAAAAAAGGCATTTCAAAGCCATTTAAACTGCCTTTAAAATATTATGAAGCCTACGCCTTACATCAATTTATATTAACCTTTATAGATTATGAAGAAGGGGAAAATAAGCGAGTAACACGAGAAATTTTAGGCAAAATAAACAAAGAACTAACTTAGTATGTACATCAACCAAAAACGAAAAAAAGCCCTCGAAAAAACAGAAAGCATCTACGACTATGAGGCACGACTAAAAAAAGAAGCTATCGAAATTTCAAAGAATTTCGTACACACAAAACCAGTTAAGTATTTACTAAAATAGTATAAAATGGAACTAGCAACCTATAAAGTAACCTTTAAAGAAACCAAGGACGAATGGATTTTTCAATACCGAAAAGAGGATGGTATTATTTACAATTTTACAAATTTAAAAGGCAATAGAATCCTTAGTTTGTTAGATAAAAATCAATTCCCTGGCATTATAAGTAGGATTGAAGACTGGGCAAAACTAAAAGGCATATTGACAATAGAACTCAAGTTAGATGATTATAGTTTCGAGACCTTTTGGAAAAAATACAACCTCAAGCAAAAAAAAGAGCTTTGCGAAAAGGCTTATGAAAAATTATCTTTAGTAGATAAAATAAAATGCTTTGCAAACCTACCGTTATATGATGAATTTCTTTTGAAAACAAAGCAAAACAAAGCATTAATGGTAACCTGGATAAACCAAAAAAGATATAACGACGAATTCGTTTAAAATAGACTGCAGAATACTAACAAAAAATTAACCAACTTCTAGTTTATGGACACACAAATTATTTATTCACCGTTCACAGATACGGTTAAAAAACAATTAAAAAATAAAGGCTTAAAATTTGATAAAGAGGAAGTAAAACTTATTCAAGAAAATTCAAAAGAATTAAAAAAAATGATTCTTGACGAAATGAAATTCAGACAAGATTTCAGAAATAAAAGAAAAGAATTAGAAAAAATGGTTGACCCAATTTCTAAACACGTTAGGCTATGTTGTGAATGGTGGGAAAAGAATCTGCCAAACGCCAAAGAAATAGCAGTTATTATGAACAATGGAACTACTTTAAAATTAACAAAACCTACTTTAGAAAAATGTAGTGTTGAAAGTTATTTACCATTTGGTATAGATTTTTCCGATTTTGAGGTTATCGACTTCAACTAG